CATCAGCTGCAATCGCATTTAGTAAGATGGCAAACTTAACTACTGCAAGAGCATTAGTTTCTGATGGTAATGGTGACGTATCTGTAAGTGCTGTAACGTCAACTGAAATAGGTCATTTAGACGGAGTTACAAGTGCAATACAAACACAACTAGACACAAAAACGACACCTGCGTTTGCTATTGCAATGGCAATGGTATTAGGATAGTTATAAATAGTTATAAAGGAATAATATATGGCAGTCCCAAGTACAAAAGCAACATTTAAAGAGTATTGTTTACGAGCATTAGGTAAGCCTGTAATAGATATAAATGTTGATGATGACCAAGTAGACGACAGAATAGATGAAGCAATTCAATATTTTGCTCAATATCATGTTGATGGTGTTGAAAGAATGTATTTAAAATATGAAGTGACAGCAGACGATATAACTCGTATGACTACTGATACATCTGAATCGGTTACAGAGAATAGTGTTACCACTACATGGAAACAAGGAAATAACTTTCTTATAGTTCCTGAAACTGTTATCTCAGTTGTCAATGTATTTCCTTTATCTGATAGAGCAAACTTAAATTTGTTTGATGTTAGATATCAATTAAGATTAAACGACCTATACGATTTCTCATCTACAAGTATTGTACATTATCAGATGACAATGCAACATTTAGACTTTCTTGACCATATATTAGTAGGAGAGAAACCTATGAGATTTAATCATCTATCAAATAAATTATTTCTTGATATGGACTGGAAGAATGATATTACAGCAGGTGAATTTTTAATCTTTGAGGTTTTTAGAAGATTAGACCCTGCAACAAGTACAGATATGTTTGATGACTTATATCTAAAAAGATATGCCACAACATTAATCAAAAAACAATGGGGACAAAATCTTTCAAAATTTTCAGGCACCGCTATGTTAGGTGGGGTTACTTTAAATGGGCCTGAATTATTCTCTACAGCAATTCAAGAACAAAGACAGTTAGAGGAAGAAATCAGATTAAATTATGAAGAACCCGCTCACATGCAACAAGGATAACTAAATGCCAACGAATGTCTATTTCGATACAGGCACAACATCTGAGCAGAGACTATACGAAGATTTAATTATAGAACAGCTCAAGATTTACGGCCAAGATGTCTTTTACTTACCAAGAAAGATTGCCAACAAAGACACAATCTTTGGTGAGGATCCTGCAAGCTCATTTGATGACTCATACATCATTGAAATGTATGTGGATAATACTGATGGATATATGGGCGAACAAGAGATTATTAAAAAGTTTGGTTTAGAATTAAGAGATGATATTGTATTTACTTTATCTAAATTGAGATGGGAAACTTTAGTAGGTAATAATGCAGATTTAGTTGCTGATAGACCACAAGAGGGTGATTTAGTTTATTTCCCTACAACAAAATCATTCTTTGAAATACAGTTTGTAGAACATGAACAACCGTTCTATCAACAAAGTGCTTTACCAACATACAAGTTATCTTGTACACGATTTGAATACAGTTCAGAAAGAATTGATACTGGTATTGCTCAGATTGATAGTGTTGAAAATAGTCTATCAACTGATACAATGAATTTCCAATTTAGTTTAGAAAATGAAACTGGTTCTGTTGTTTTAGAAAGTAGTATTGGTGCAATAGATTATATAATTAATGAAAGTTTCACAATGGCAACACAATCACCTACTGACCAAGGCCAGGCGTTTGAAACGGCTGCAGGAACAAATACATCATCAACGACTGATGACATATTAGACTTCAGCGAAAGAAATCCATTTGGAGAGGTTGACGAATACTAATGTTTGGAGAACACTTTTATCACAAAAAAATTCGTAATACTGTTATTGCGTTCGGTACAATATTTAATAATGTAAATATTAAGAGATTAGATTCTAGCGGGAATCCTCTACAAAATATTAAAGTACCTTTATCATATTCACCAAAAGAAAAGTTTTTAGCCAGATTAGACGCACAGCAGGACCTAAATGGGGACAATTCATCTGTGGCAATCACTCTACCTCGAATGTCATTTGAAGTTACTGGATATAGTTACGATGGCGGTCGTAAGTTAAATAAGAATCAAAAGATAACTAAAGTAACAACAAACGCCGACACATCTAAACTGAATAGTCAATTCATGCCTGTGCCTTATAATGTTAATTTTTCTTTAAGTGTTTATGTTGCTAATTCAGATGACGGATTACAGATAATAGAACAAATACTTCCATACTTTCAACCCGATTATACTGTTACTATGATTGAAGATAGAACAATGGATACAAAAAGTGATATACCAATCGTGTTAAACAATGTAGATTTTGAAGATAGTTACACAGGAACATTAACAAGTAGTAGAAGAATAATTTACACACTAACATTTACAGCAAAAGTATATTTGTATGGACCAATATCTACATCAGCTGTAATTAAAAAAGTATCTGGCGACTTATATACTAACTCAGAAAGTGCTAATTCACCAAGAGTCGAAAGAGTTACAGTTACACCAAATCCAGTATCAGCTGATAAAGATGATAACTATACATATACTACCACACTAGATTTCTTTACCGACACTTTAGATTATGATGAAGCGTCTGGTGATGATAAGTAGTTAAGAGGACTTTAATATGAGTAAAATTGATGATAAACTAAACGAAGTATTAGGTATTGCTGAAGTAGATAGAACTTTCGAAAACGAAGTTGCACCTATGAAACCAAGTACTGAAGTATTAGTTCCAGAAAATAAGGATCCAGATATTGACTTTGAGACTGGTAGAAAAAATCTTTATAATTTACTTGATAAAGGTAATGAAGCAATTGATGGTATACTCAGTCTGGCAAAAGAAGGAGAACATCCTCGTGCCTATGAAGTTGCAGGACAATTAATCAAGACAGTAAGTGAAGTATCACAAAATCTTTTAGACCTACAAGATAAATTAAAAAAGATAAAAGATATACCCGATAAAGGACCAAAGAATGTTACTAACGCTTTATTTGTTGGTTCAACAACTGAACTACAAAAGATGTTAAAGGGTAAAAACGAATGATATTTTTTAGACAAAACCTACACGAAGTAATTACACTACCTGAACCACCTGTTGATGATTTAACAGAGGCTTATCAGGTAGAAAAAATAATTAGACAAAGAACAGAAAAAGATGTTCAATCTATTCAAGACCATGACCAAGAACCTTACTATGCAATTCGCAAAGTTTGTGAAGAAAATGGCATAGAGTTTCATGATAGTGAATTTAACCAAATTATAAAAGAGTCTGTGCCAGTAATCAAACACTTTAAAGACTTTTTTAATCGTGCAAGACCTGTTGAAGTTCTTTCTAGTTTAAATACTTTACCAAGTAAAACAAATAAAACACCATCATATCCAAGTGGTCATGCGACTCAATCAGTTATACTTGCAAGATATGTTGCTGGTAAAGTACCACAATTAGAAAAAGATTTAATGAAAGCGGCTTACGAATGTGGTTATGGTAGAGTACAGGCAGGGTTTCATTATGTTTCAGATTATGATATTGGTAACTTACTTGGTGAAAAGATGTATGTGTTAATGAATAAAATGGATTACGGACAAGAAATGAATGAAGGCAAAGTAGCTTTCAAAGACTTCTTAAAAAATTAAATGGGAACAACAGACCAATATTTAGGTAACCCTAACTTAAAGAAAGCTCACACCGCTTCTAGATTTACAAAGAAACAAATCGAAGAGGTGATGAAGTGTCTTGAGGATCCTAAATACTTTATACAAGAATATTTAAAAATTGTCACCATTGATAAAGGTTTAGTGCCTTTTGAAATGTATGACTTTCAGCGGAAGATGGTAGACACTTTTCACGACAATAGGTTTACAATATGTAAATTACCTAGACAGAGTGGAAAGTCAACTATTATAGTTTCTTACCTCTTACATTATGTATTATTTAACGATAATGTGAATGTTGCAATATTGGCCAATAAATCTTCTACGGCAAGAGATTTATTAGGTCGTTTGCAATTGGCTTACGAACATTTACCCAAATGGATGCAACAAGGCGTTCTCAACTGGAACAAAGGTTCACTCGAATTAGAAAACGGAAGTAGAATTGTAGCGGCAAGTACTTCTTCTAGTGCTGTTCGAGGAAGTACCTTTAATATAATATTCTTAGATGAGTTTGCTTATGTACCGAATAATATTGCCGAAGAATTTTTTAGTTCAGTTTATCCTACAATATCATCTGGTAAATCATCAAAGGTGATGATAGTATCTACACCTCATGGTATGAATATGTTTTACAAGATGTGGGTAGATGCAACAAACAAGAACAATAATTTTGTTCCTGTCGAAGTACATTGGAGTGAAGTACCAGGTCGTGATGAGAAATGGAAAGAAGAAACAATAAAGAATACAAGTGAAGCACAATTTCAGACTGAGTTTGAATGTGAGTTTTTAGGTAGTGTTGACACACTTATCAACGCAAGTAAAATAAAACTTATGCCTGTTATTGAACCTAAACGAAGTGGTGGTTTAGATGTTTACGAAATGCCAAAGAAAGACCGCCTTTACACAATGACAGTTGATGTATCAAGAGGATTAACAAGTGATTATTCAGCCTTTTGTGTGATAGATTGTACAAGTGTACCATATAAAGTAGTTGCAAAGTATAGAGATAATGAAATCAAACCTCTTCTTTTTCCTAGTATTATAGATAGGGTTGCAAAACATTATAACAAAGCATTTATTTTAATAGAGATAAACGATTTAGGACAACAAGTAGCAGATAACTTACAGTTTGAATTAGAGTATGATAACATGATGATGGTTACACAAAGAGGTCGTTCTGGACAAGTATTAGGTGGAGGGTTTAGTGGTCGTGGTAATCAACTAGGCTTGAGAATGACTAAAGGTACTAAAAAAATTGGTACTTCTAATCTCAAAAGTTTAATCGAGGGAGATAAATTACTTATTTCAGATTTTGATATTATTTCAGAATTATCAACCTTTATATCTAAAGGAAAATCTTTTGAGGCTGAGGCTGGTGCAACAGATGATTTAGTGATGTGCTTAGTGATATTTTCGTGGTTAGCGAATCAAAGATATTTTAAAGAATTAACAAATGTAGATGTGAGAGGTCAAATGTTTACTGAACAACAAAATGCTATCGAGGCAGATATGGCGCCTTTCGGGTTCATAGATGATGGATTAAACGACCCGGAGGGTCAAGATGGTTATTTTGTTGATGCAGGAGAAATTTGGCGACCCGTATCATATCGAAAAGGAGAATAGTGTAGGTTTGGCATACTATAAATATACACAAAGGGTTATAACTAATAATAAACTTATTAATAAGGAGAACTAAAATATGGCTTTTCAAGTATCACCAGGAGTTCTCGTTACTGAAAAGGACCTTACTAATGTAATACCTGCTGTCTCAACGTCAGCGGGTGCAATAGTATTGACGGCAGAAAAAGGACCGATTGATGAGATTACTACAATTTCATCTGAATCAGAGTTAGTCAATGTGTTTGGCAAACCAAATACATCTAACTTTGAGGAATTCTTTTGTGCCGCAAACTTTTTAGGATACGGAAACAACCTGAAGGTAGTGAGACCGATAACAGGCATGGTAAATGCTGCTGTATCTGGTACTGCTATCTTGATAAAAAACACTACTGATTACCTGGACAATTATGGAAGTGATGCTAGTTTTGCTGCTAATGTAGGGGCATATGCCGCTCGTGAAGCAGGAACTCTAGGAAACTCACTTAAAATTTCTGTCTGTACAAACTCAACTGCTTTTGGACCTCATTCAATGAGTGGCAATTTAGTTGCTGATGCATCTGCCGCTATTGGAGATACAACAATAACTGTTGACGATGGTAGTTTAATGCAAGTTGGTGATATACTAGAATTTGGAGATGCAAGTAATGTGCCTTCAACTGATGGTGCACCTTCAGGACATTTCTATAAAATCACAGCAATCAGTACTCATCTATTAACAATTGCAAGATTTAATCCTGCAACAGGACAAACAGAAACAGGCGGTCTAAGACATGCTGTTGTTGACAACGCTAAAGTTCTAAGACATTGGGAATATTATTTCAACTTTGACGGCCCACCAACTTCAACAGATGATGTTGTTGCTGCTGGCGGTTCAAATGATGAAATGCATATCGTAGTGTTAGACGAAGATGGCGGAGTCACAGGAACTGCAGGCGAAATATTAGAAACTTTTGCTGGCGTTTCACAGGCTTCTGACGCTAAAGACGCTTCAGGTAATTCAAACTTTTATCCTGATGTAATATACAGAACAAGTAGTCTTGTATATGTAATGGACCATGAAACAACACTTGCAAATGCAGGTACTGCTAAAAAAGGTCTAGCTTTTGATAACACTCAAGGCGATGCATTTGCTGTTAAGACTTATTCATTGGCAAATGGAACAGACGATTACGCTGCTACAAATGCTGAGATTGCAACTGCATACGAGAAATTTAATGATGTGGAAAATGTAGATATATCTTTACTAATTTGCGGTCCTTCACAAACAGATGCTGACGCTACTGGCGACACAAAGGCAACTGCTGTTATGGATATCGCAACTGCAAGAAAAGATTGTGTGGCATTTATTTCACCTGCGAGAGCAGATGTTGTTGGTATTGCTAATGCAATTACACAAACTCAGAATGTAGTATCTTTTGCTGATGGTCTACCATCAACAAGTTATGCTGTTATTGATAGTGGTTACAAATATATGTACGACAGATATAATGATGTCTTTAGATTTGTACCATTAAATGGTGACATTGCAGGACTTTGTGCAAGAACAGATAATATCGCAGACCCTTTCTTCTCACCCGCTGGGTTTAACAGAGGACAGATTAGAGGTGCAGTTAAACTTTCTTTCAATCCAAATCAAACACAAAGAGATGAATTGTATAAAGCAAGAATTAATCCAGTAGTAGCATTCCCTGGTCAGGGAACTGTGCTGTTTGGTGATAAGACTGCTCAAGCAAAACCTAGTGCTTTCGATAGAATTAATGTAAGACGATTATTCATTACTCTAGAAAAAGCAATATCTACTGCTTCTAAATTCCAACTCTTTGAGTTCAATGATGAATTTA